TTGCACGTTGTTCGGCATGCCTGCTGAGGCTATAGCTGTTACCTGCTCCATCATTGACTTTACCGCATACACGATGCACGGCCGCTCTTTGTGTAGAGCTGATGGTAAGATGCGTTCTGGAACGCAGGACACCTTTGCTGGCAATTGTCTGCTCAATGGCTTGGTCAACGTCTACTCCTTCTGTAAGACGTATGGCATTAAGCCCTCTGAGATATTTCCCCCACGACCCGACTCTGAGGGGCGTATGAGCGACCCTGATGAGGTGAAAGATTTTTCCGTTGAGAGTGTTGTGAGAGTTTACTCTGCAACCTCTAGCTCGGTTTCTGTCAACTCCTCTGAGAATGGCTTGATACCCTTCAAAATGTTAGTTGTGGGCGATGATAATCTTAAGATGCAGAACATTAAACCCGACGCCGTAGCTGAGGCCTCGCTCATTTCCTCTCTTGGAATGAAGAATGACCTTATTGTCCACGATTCAGGCGCCCACTACAAGGCTAAGTTTTGCAGTATGACCCTATGGCCATATTCGCTTAGTAGACATGGCCCCACGGCTGGTTTAGCATTTGGCTTGTGTCCTGGTGCTCAGTTGCGGAAGTTCGGTTGGAATATGACCGACATTCCCCCTCTTGAGTATTCTAAGGCTAAGTCCCAGTGTCTTATGACTGCCAATGGACATGTCCCATTCCTTGCAGATGTGCTCTACAGAACGTTGCAGCTTACCAGCGACGTGGTGGTGTCCTCTGTGCTTGTTGATAGTCTGAAGAACAAGTACACTATGGCGTCCACCGCTTGCAGGTTGTGGCCGGCATATGAAACCCCCGAAGCCGTGAGTTTGAAATACGGTTTGATGGGAGTTGACATAGATGCCTTTGCAACTAAGCTCTGCTCAATAGATGCTCTGCCTGTCTCCTTTTCTGACTCCTCCATTGATATGCTGATTGCTGTCGACGGTGAGGACGAAGAGTCGATCGCTTATTAAGGAGATCAGGCCTTGACCGCAATGGGCGCTTTTAGCGCACGTGTTCCGCACACGCGTGACCATAGGATTTGAAATCCCTACCTTCTCGTCAGCCTTAGGAGACGACGAGCCATTGGCTATGACTCGCAACTGGCTCCGCCTGAATGCCGCCGGATTTCCTATCCGTTCCAACATGCCCAAAATCAAGAAAATCGAGAAGATTGTGATCGCCCGCAAACCCCGTAAGGTCGAGCGCTCACCCAAGAAGCGTGTTGTAGAGCGGACTGAGAAGTCTACCAATCTTTTCACTTCCGGCCCGAAGTTATCTATGCCGCGTCGTTCGCCGCAACCCACACGTGATCCGGGAA